GCAAAAGCAACAAGCACCTCTACAGGTAATCAAAACTTAGACGCATCTGCTGCAACAACATTTTTATTAACTGGTAATGTTGGAACAGCTACTTTAACAATACAAAATTTAAAGTTAGGGCAAGCAATTGATATTGTACTATCTGGTACACTGAGTAGTGCGGCGATAACTTTAGCAACAAATTTTTCAAGTACAACAATTAGAAAGGTTGGTACTACAGAATTAGATACATCAGCAACAAATGTTATAACAGTAGTATGTATCGATGATACAGACAACGCAGCACTTGTTCATTATACAATTAATACATTTGCAACAGATACAACACCATAATATGAAAGCAATAAATAAAAACGGTAAAATAACAATATATCAAGGAGTTCCACAATCCTTTACTTCTTCACAAGGGGTTCATTTAAATGCGCCTAATATGTCAGAACAAGCATTAAAAGATGCAGGATTATTTGATGTTATAATAAGCAGCGAGTATGATGAAAGAATTCATGATTTAGGTGAAATATATTGGGATGTAGCAAGTAGAGTGTTTAGAAAAGACGCAGAAGATAAAACTTGGACTGAAACTTTAGATGAATTAAAAACAAGAAGAATTAATCATTTTAAATCAATAGTTAATACTGAATTACAAAAAACAGATTGGTATGTTATTAGAAAAGCAGATAACAACGATGCAATACCTGAAAATGTAATAACAGAAAGAACAGATTTAAGAACACAATCAACAACTGTTGAAAATGAAATAAATGCTTTAACAACGAAAAAAGAAGTAGTATTATACAATTTTCCTAATATTTAATTGAATGAGTTTTAATAAAAGAATGTTATCCGCAGGTGCAGCACCTTTTGTGGCGAGTGAAAACTTTAAGGTAGTTACTTATACAGGTAATAGTTCTACAAATGCTATTACTGGCGTTGGATTTCAGCCTGACTTTGTTTGGACAAAAGCAAGAAATGAATCAGGTTATTCTCATTTTTTAACAGATTCAACAAGAGGTGGTACAAAAGTTGTTCAATCAAATAGTACTGATGCAGAAACAACTCGTGCTAATAATATACACTCTTTTGATTCAGATGGTTTTACATTGGGTGCTGATGGAACAAGTAATTATAGTGGAACTACCTATGTTGCTTGGTGTTGGAAAGCAAACGGAGGAACCACAAGTACCAACACAGATGGTGAAATAACAACTACCGTTCAAGCAAATCAAGATGCAGGTTTCAGTATTGTTACATTTGCTGGTATATCAGACCCTGGAGATGATAGAAGTTTTGGTCATGGATTGTCGCAAGAACCTGAGTTCATATGGATGAAAAGAAGAGAATCCGCACAGCACCCCGCGGTTTTTGTAAAAATTAACGGTACTTGGGAATATTTTGACGGAACAAGTTCAAATGATGGAGGGGGTGATTATAGCTCTTATATAGCAACCACTTCTACTGTTGTAGATATTCACGATGCTGCGGAATGGTTTGCAGATGCAAGTCATAATTATGTTTATTGGATGTGGCATTCAGTTGATGGTTATTCAAAAATTGGAACATACACAGGTAATGCTTCCGATGATGGAACGATTGTAGAAACAGGTTTTGAACCTGCTTTTGTAATGATTAAAAGAGTTGATAGTTCAGAGAATTGGGCTATAACTGATAATGTAAGAAACACAGCTAACCCAAGAAACAAAGCACTTTTTCCTAATTTAACAGAGGCTGAACTTACATCAGGTTATACTGTAAATTATCTTTCTAACGGATTTCAAATAGCTACATCAGGCGCAGGTGTTAATGCTTCAGGTGGTACATTTATGTATATGGCATTTGCAGCAGACCCTGATATAGAAGCACCAACACTTGCAAGTAGTTTTAATGCAATAAGATACAGAGGTAATGGTTCAGGTTTATCAGTAAGCGGTTTAGGTTTTAAACCTGATTTTATTTGGGCCAAAGCAAGAACTGCAGCTAATTCACATTCTATATTTGATACAATTAGGGGTATAAATAAAGAATTAAATTCAAATTCTGGTGATGGACAAGGTTCATTAAATGATGGTGTTTTGTCTTTTGATTCTGATGGTTGGACTATGGGTGACAGAGAAAATTTAACACAAAATAATGAAGATTTTATTGGGTGGGCTTGGAAAGCTAATGATAACGAGCCCACGGTTGAGGGAGGTGCAGCAAAAGCAGTATATAAATTTGAAGACAATGCTAACGATGTAACTGGTAATCATAACGGTACTGCTTCTAATGTATCATATAGTTCAAGTGGTAAGTTTAATAAAGCTGCTGATTTTAGCACAAGCGGCGCTAATATAGCAATAGGGAGTGTAATACCTAATACAGATACAGCTGTTTCAGTTTCTGCTTGGGTATATTTAAATTCAAGTGGAAATACTAATGATAATGGAACTGTAATTGGTACAGGGATTACATCAGCAGGTTCAGAAGGGCCTTTTAGAGTTAATTTAAGATATGTTTCAGCAAATACATATAAAATAACAGCATTAAGGCAAGTTGGTGGAACATATTATCTTTCTGCAGATTCAAATATTATAGATTCAACTGTTACTCACGCAACTTGGCATCACGTTGTATGGACATATAATCCTACTGGTAGAACATTAACAACATATTTAAATGGTTCAGTGGTTCAATCAACAGAAATGACTACATCAGGCTCATCAGTAAATGATTCAACATCTGTCATTGGTAATTTTAGGGGTAATACTACAACAAATTTTAATGGTTTAATAGACCAAGTAAGAATATATAGTGGTACACTACAAGATGAACAAGTAAGTCAGTTATATGCAGAAACTGCATCTGACAATGATGATTTAATATTAGGAGGACCCCCTGAAACTATAATTATTGCAAATGCTAACGCAGGATTTTCTATTGTAAAATATGAAGGAAATGGTGCTGCAAATAATAAAATTCCTCACGGATTAAGTTCAACTCCTGAATTTATAATTATTAAAAATTTAAATGACACTGAAGACTGGCAAGTATTTGGAAATACATTATTTGATAGAATGCAATTAAATAGTGATGGAGCTGATGATGATAATTATCCTTGTTCATTTTCTGCAACAACAATAACCTTACCTCAAGGCGGGCAAGAAGCTAATAATGCTTGGAATGCTAATGGCGATGATTACGTAATGTATTGTTTTCATTCAGTATCTGGATACAGTAAGGTTGGAAGTTATACTGGTTCTACAAGCGGCATAACAGTAACAACAGGTTTTAAGCCTGACTTTTTGTTAATTAAATCAACAAGCAATGTAGAGCATTGGGCAATACTTGACACATTAAGAGGTAGTGAAAGAGTTGTAAATCCAAATAGAAATAATGCAGAAAGTGATAGTTCATTGAATACGTTTACGATTTCTAATACAGGTTTTTCTTTTCCACACCAAAATACTGCTGATGCAATGTTAAATGAAAATGGTTATACATATAGTTATTTAGCAATAGCTCAAAACGTTCCAGCTAATACAACATTAGCAGATAGTTTTGGTATTGTTGAGTATAGAGGGCTTGGTAATCCTAGGAAAATACAAGGGTTTTCTTTTAGACCTGATTTTGTATGGATTAAAAATAGAGATACTGATTTTTCACATTCTATGTTTGACACCGTAAGAGGGGCTGGAGAATATGTGAGGCCTAATTATACAGCAGCAGAACAATCAGATTCAACAACTATACAATCATTTAATAGTGACGGTTTTAGTATAGGTAATGCAGGAGGAGGAATTGGTAATAGTGGAGATGATTATATAGTTTGGGGGTGGAAAGCTGGTAATTCTTGGGAATCAAATATTGATGGAAGTATTCAAACTTTAGTTAATGCAAATACCGCAAGTGGGTTTTCTATTATAAAGTATAATATGAACCTTACAAGTGGAACGTTTACTTTAGGGCATGGGTTATCATCCGCTCCTCAGTTAATATTTTTCTTTGCATTAGAACAATCGGGAAGTACCTCAAATATAGTTTATCCAAATATTAAAGAAAAAGAAATGGTATTAGATAATAATGGGGCTGCTTCAGATAGTAATCCTAATTATTGGAACGACACAGCTCCTACTAGCACGCTGATAACTATGGGTTCTGCGTGGACACAAAATCATTCATATTATGGCGGAGAAACTATTGCTTATGCTTTTCATTCAGTATCTGGGTTTTGTGATATTGATACATATTCAGGTAATGGAAGTACACAAAGTATTACAGGGGTAGGATTTAGACCAGATTTTGTTATAATAAAAGAAACATCAGCTGCAGAGTCTTGGAGAATGTTTGATAGCTGGAGAGGTGCAACTAAAAGATTATTTCCAGACACTGATGGCGTTGAGTCTACTGCAAGTGACTCTTTAACATCTTTTGATAGTGATGGGTTTAGTTTAGGTTCAAGCGCGGGTGTAAATGAAAGTGGCCAAACGTATTTATACATGGCATATAGAATGAATACAACTTTAAATACTACTCTTGCTAATAGTTTTTCTAATATGCATTATACAGGAACTGGTGCAGAATTAGCTGTAACAGGCGCTGGATTCAAACCAGATTTAGTATGGATTACGAATAGAGATGGTACAACTTGGAATAATATTTTTGATTCTGTAAGAGGGCCAAATGCATATTTAGCTACAAATTCTAATGTAGACGTAGAACATACTGCTAATACAATGGATTCATTTGATTCAGATGGTTTTACTATAGACTCATCAAACGGATTTGGGAATAATAATACTAACTTTGCAGCGTGGGCATGGAAGGCAGGTAATGGGCATGTAAGTAATTTTGAGGGAACAATACCTAGCATAGTAAATGCAAATACTGCAAATGGATTTAGTATTATCAAATGGGAAGGAACGGGGGCCCAAGGAACAATTGGACATGGGTTAAATTCCGCTCCTGAAATAATTATTTCAAAAAGAATAGATTCTTCTAATAATTGGAATGTATATCATAAAGATTTGGGTTTAAGCCATACTTCATATCCTAATTGGTTGTATTTAAATGTAACAAGTTCAGAACAAAATAGTGTTTCAAATGCAAATCACGCTTATTATCAAGTTCCTTCATCTACACTTATATACCAGCACACAGGTTCAAGTGAAAGTACAAATGTTGATGGAGGTGATTATATATCTTATTGTTGGCATTCAGTGTCTGGTTATTCAAAAATAGATGAATATACTGGCTCAGGAACGGGTGCTAATCAATTAATAAACACAGGATTTCAGCCAGACTGGGTGATGTTTAAAGATTATTCAGCTGGAGGTTCTTGGTTTATAGTGGATTCATCTAGAGGAGGAGCTAAAAGCATGAAAGCAAATGACTCAGCTACAGAAGGAACAACTAATTTTGTAACATTTGAGTCAAATGGATTTAGAGTAACAGGTGACGCTAATGCAACATCAGATTGGGTATATATGGCTTTTAAAATGAATTAAAATGATAGTATATATATTACTTGCCATATTTACATTACTTTTAATAATAGGACAAGTTAAAGGCGCTGAAATAACTATAGGCCCTATAATAGGATTTATGGTTGGATTTTTATACAGCCACCAAGAATTTGATGATGGAACATATGATACAACTTTGCAGTGTGCTTTAGGAGTTATTACTCTTAGTGTAGTGTGGACACGTAATATAAAAGAATAACACTATATTTGTATATAGTCGAATTAAATTAAATTAAATAAAATGTCAAAAAAGAAAATAACAAAAGAGGAGCTTGAAGAATTACAAGCTAAAATATCAGTTTTAAATAATCTACAATATAAGCTAGGTGCTTTAGCTGTAGATCAAAATAAAGTTTTAAAAGCATTTGATACGGTTCGTGAAGAACTTAGAACAATGCAAATGGGATTAAAAGAAACATACGGTAATGTTAGTATTAACGTAGAAGATGGTAGCCTCACTGAAACAGAAGAAACAGATGAGCAAGCTGATAAGAAAGATTAGTATTGGAAAAAATTATAAAACCGATGCAATGCACTATGCCGTAGGGCAAGACGTTTATGGAGGTCATACAATATGTGATATAATAGAAGAAGAAGATAAGTATTCTATTTACATAAAGAAAGGCACAGACGTATTACCTTGGAAAAGTTTTAATAAAAACATGGCAATATCTGTTGAGTATAATTTACAATATTAATGAAACCAATATATTCCTTTTTAATAAAACCTAAAAAAGAAAGATACGATAATACAAAAACAGTTGGAGATAAAGAGTTAATATTAAACACTGATATATCCGATCATAAGTTTGTAAGTCGTCAAGCAATAGTTTGCAAAACACCTATAGCGCGTGATACACATATTAACAGAGGTGATGAGCTTTATGTTCATCATAACATATTTCGTCGTTGGCATGATGTTAGAGGTATTGAACGCAATAGTAAAAGTTATTTCAAAAATAATTTATACTTCTGCGAACTTGAGCAAATATTTCTTTACAAGCGTGATGGCGTATGGAAAGCGAATCAAGGATTTAGTTTTGTAAAACCTTTACTAAACAACGATAAGTTTTCAATCAATAAAGAAATGTCGTTAACAGGTATTATTAAGTACGTAGATAATACGAATAACTTTAAGGTTAATGAAAAAATAGGATTTACTCCAGATAGTGAATATGAATTTGTAATAGAAGGTGAAAGACTATATAGAGTAATAAATAACGAAATATCTATACGTTATGGATATAAAGAAGAAGAAAGAGAATATAATCCAAGCTGGCTATAAAGCTGTTGACGAATTGGTCAAAGTAGCAAAAGAAGCTATTGTTGAAACAGATGATGATGTTTCAGCTGATAGATTAAAGAATGCTGCTGCTACCAAGAAACTTGCAATATTTGATGCTTTTGAAATATTAAATAGAATAGAAGCAGAAAAAAGTTTACTTGAAAATAAACCAACGCAAACAAAAGAAAATACGTTTTCAGGGTTTGCAGAAAAAAAATCTAAGTAATGGCATATCAACAAACATTATATAAGATTATTGAACCAATTAAAAAAACTACCATTAGTAGATTAAACAAAAACAAGAAATGGAAGTATGGTTACAATGAAGAACATGATGTTGTTGTTATAAGTAAGACAGGGCAAATAGGTGAAGTATACGAAATACAAAATTTAAAAATTGCTTTACCTGCTGAAAAAGATGTGTATAGCATAGATGATAAATGGATTGCGCATGATTATCCGGCTGAACTTAGAAGATTAAAAACAATATTTGATTGGAGAAATTATCCTGAAGAATTAAAAGAAAAATGGTATGCATACATTGATAGAGAATTTACCAGGCGCGAAGAAGGCTTTTGGTTTCGCAACAAAGGTTGTAGCACTTATATTACTGGCTCTCATTATATGTACTTGCAGTGGTCCAAAATTGATGTTGGGAAGCCAGACTTTCGAGAAGCAAACAGATTATTCTTCATATTCTGGGAGGCATGCAAGGCAGATCAAAGATGCTATGGAATTTGCTATCTTAAGAATAGGAGATCCGGTTTTAGTTTCATGTCATCAAGCGAAACAGTTAACCAAGCTACTATCAGTTCCGACTCTCGATTCGGAATCTTATCGAAGAGTGGTGCAGATGCAAAGAAGATGTTTACCGACAAAGTCGTACCAATATCAGTTCACTACCCCTTTTTCTTCAAGCCAATACAAGACGGAATGGACCGTCCCAAAACCGAGCTTGCATTCAGGGTACCAGCTTCCAAGCTCACAAGGAAATCCATCAGTGCAACCGGCGCCGCCAAGCCCGAAGCGCTCGAAGGGCTCGATACAACAATAGACTGGAAGAACACAGGGGACAACTCCTATGATGGTGAAAAGTTAAAATTATTAGTGCACGATGAATCTGGTAAATGGGAAAGGCCAGATAATATATTAAATAACTGGCGAGTAACAAAAACAACTCTTAGACTGGGAAGTAGGATTATAGGTAAGTGTATGATGGGATCAACATCAAACGCATTAGATAAGGGTGGTGATAACTTTAAAAAATTATACTATGCTTCAGACGTTACAAAACGAAACAGGAATGGACAAACAAGCTCTGGATTATATAGCTTATTCATACCTATGGAATGGAACTACGAAGGATTTATCGACAATTGCGGAATGCCTGTCTTTGAATCTGGAGATACTAGCGCTCGCGACAATTATGGAGAAACAATTGGAACAGGAGTTATTGAGCATTGGCAAAACGAAGCAGACGGTCTTAAAGGCGACCAAGACGCATTAAATGAATTTTATCGTCAATTCCCGCGTACTGAAGAGCATGCGTTTAGAGATGAAACAAAAAATAGTATATTTAATTTACAGAAGATATACGAACAAATAGATTACAATGGAGATTTAAAAGGGTCAGGATTTGTATCAAAAGGAAACTTCCAATGGGAAAATGGCATAAAAGATAGTAAAGTTATTTTTATGCCAGACTTAAAAGGAAGGTTTAATATTTCTTGGATACCACCTGTACATATGCAAAACATTGTAATTAATAGGAGTGGAAGAAAGCATCCCGGTAATGAACATTTAGGGGCTTTTGGATGTGATAGCTACGATATATCCGGAACGACAGATGGTCAAGGATCTAAAGGAGCTTTGCATGGATTGACTAAGTTTAGCTTAGACGAAGCCCCTTCTAATAGTTTTTTTCTTGAATATGTATCAAGACCGCCAACAGCGGAAATGTTTTTTGAAGATGTATTAATGGCGTTAGTATTTTATGGGATGCCTCTATTAGCAGAAAACAATAAACCAAGACTTTTATATTATTTAAAAAGAAGAGGTTATAGAGGATATTCAATGAACAGGCCCGATAAAAGTTATAATAAATTATCGGTTGCAGAAAAAGAAATAGGAGGTATACCAAACTCCTCAGAAGATATTAGACAAGCACACGCAGCAGCTATAGAATCATATATAGATAAACATGTAGGATTAAAAGAAAATAATAACTATGGTGATTTATACTTTGATCGTACATTAAATGATTGGGCTTTGTTTGATATAAATAAAAGAACAAAGTTTGATGCAGCAATAAGCTCAGGGCTTGCAATCATGGCATGTAATAAAAATATGTATGCACCCGCTGTAGTAAGAACAAAAAAGAAATTAGAGTTTGAATTTAAAAAATATAATAACCAAGGTAGTTTATCAAAAATATTAAAGTAAATGGCAAAGTCACACCCAACAGGATTATTTCCGAGTATGTCAGTATCTGACGCAGAAAAAGCTAGCATAGAATATGGTAAGAAAATAGGAAGAGCTATTGAATCGGAATGGTTTAAAAAAGATTCTGGTACTTCAAGGTATCAATCTAATCGTGAAAACTTTCATAGATTAAGATTATACGCGAGAGGAGAGCAATCAATACAAAAATACAAAGATGAACTTTCGATAAACGGAGATTTATCTTATTTAAATTTAGATTGGAAACCAGTGCCTATCATTCCAAAATTTGTAGATATAGTTGTTAATGGTATTGCAGAAAGAATGTACGATATGAAAGCATATTCACAAGATCCTTCTTCTGTAAAGCAAAGAAGTGATTATATGGAAAATGTATTACGTGATATGCGTAGTAAAGAATATATAGATAGTGTGCAAAGAGAAATAGGTATAGATATTTATAAAACAGAAAAAGAAAAATTACCTTATGATGAAAAAGAATTAAGCGTGCATATGCAACTTGATTATAAACAAGGTATTGAAATTGCTCAAGAAGAAGCTCTTGCAAATGTATTTGATAAAAATAAATATGAGCTTACAAAGAAAAGGCTTGATTACGATGTAGCTGTTATAGGAATGGCTTGTGTAAAAAATGGATTTAATAAAGCAGAAGGAATAACAATAAATTATGTAGACCCTGCAGATATTGTATATTCATTTACTGAGTCTCCATATTTTGACGATTTATATTATGTAGGAGAAATTAGAAAAATCAGTATTCTAGAATTAAAAAAACAATTTCCTCATATTACAGATGAAGAAATAAAAAATATAGAAGATAATGGATTAGGTTCAGGTGCATTGTTATATAATAAATCATATGGAGCTTTAGATGGCGACGATGATGGATATATATATGTATTATATTTTGAATATAAAACATATCATAATCAAACATATAAAATTAAAGAAACAGCTTCCGGTGGTAAAAAAGCAATAAAGAAAGACGACAACTTTAATCCGCCTGCAGATCAAAGATCAAGATTTGAAAAAATAAATAGAGCAATTGAAGTTTTATATGCAGGCGCTAAAATTATAGGTAGTGAAAATATTTTAGAATGGAAAATGTGTGAAAATATGACAAGACCTAAATCTGATACAACTAAAGTTGAAATGTCGTATAATATAGTGGCTCCAAGAATGTATAAAGGAAGATTAGAATCTTTAGTTAGTAGAATGACAACATTTGCTGATATGATTCAACTTACACATTTAAAACTACAACAAGTATTATCAAGGATGGTCCCAGACGGAGTATTTTTAGATGCGGATGGTATTGCAGAAGTTGATTTAGGAAATGGTACAAATTATAATCCTCAAGAAGCTTTAAATATGTTTTTTCAAACTGGATCTGTAATTGGAAGATCAATGACGCAAGATGGTGAATTTAATAATGGTAGAGTTCCTATACAAGAATTACAATCTGGAAGTGGAAGTAGTAAAATATCTAGTTTAATAACAGCCTATAATTATTACTTACAAAACATGAGGGATGTTACAGGATTAAATGAAGCAAGAGATGGTTCAGCTCCTGATAAAAATGCTTTAGTTGGATTACAAAAATTAGCTGCAGCAAACTCGAATACAGCAACAAGACATGTGTTACAATCAGGATTATATTTAACTTTAAAAACAGCTGAAGCAGTTTCATTAAGAATATCAGATGTTTTAGAATTTGCTAATACAAAAAATTCTTTTGTAAATTCTTTAGGAAGATTTAATGTTGCAAATTTAGAGGAAGTGGCGGAGTTGCATTTGCATGATTTTGGTATTTTTCTTGAACTTACTCCTGATGAAGAAGAAAGACAGCTTTTAGAAAATAACATACAAGCATCATTACAAAGAGAACAAATTAACTTAGAAGATGCAATTGATATAAGAAATGTAAAAAATTTAAAACTTGCAAACGAACTTTTAAAATTAAGAAGAAGAAAAAAATTAGAGCAAGACCAAGCTATAAGCGCAAGAAATATAGAGTTACAATCTGAATCTAACGCTAAAGCAGCAGAAGCTGCAGCAGCAGTAGATATTCAAAAAAATACTGTATTAACAGAAAACAAAGTTAAAATGACTCAAGCTCAAACACAATTTGATATTCAAAAGCTAGAAAGAGAAGCTGCAATTAAAAAAGAGCTTATGTTACATGAGTTTCAACTTAATGTAAAGCTTAAAGAAATGGATTTACGAGTGATTAATGATAAAGACAAGTTCCGTGAAGATAGAAAAGATGAAAGAACAAAAATTCAAGCTACACAGCAATCGGAGTTAATAGAACAAAGAAAAAATAATACACCTCCAAAAAACTTTGAATCCACTATGGGATTTGATAACTTAGGTGGATTTGGATTAGAACAATTTGATCCTAAATAATAAATAAATAAATAAAAAAATGGGTAAAGTAGTAAAAAACGATTGGACCGGTAGTATAAACGGGTCAGCATATACGACAGCAAGTTCAGATGCAATAACACCAACTTCTGGAAATGTATGGGTAGCAATAACAATGTTATCTGACACAGTTTTTGACAGTGCAAGTGGGTTAGTTGCAGAAAGCGCAACAACTTATGTTAATACAGAAGGCATAGGTGCTGGAGCAGCAGGTCTTGTAGTAGACAGTGTAACATTTCCAAAAGGAGTAACAATTTATGGCCGTTGGACTGAAATTGATGTAAACTCAGGAACTATTATAGCATATCAAGGAGCATAAGGTTAATTATTCTTACCTTTATTAAAAGAATAAACAATTATATTATATCATGTCAGAAGAAATAAAAGCAAAAGTTGTAGAAGATGAAAATCCGTCTACAGCTGAAAAAGAAACTAAAGCCCTAAAAAAAATGGGATTAGATACTGGTACTGAAACAATTACCAAAGTAGATTTAAGACAACCTAAACAAGAAGAAGATGCCACTGAAGAGCAAAGCACAGATGAGGTTTCTGTTCGCGACAGATCCGAAACTAGCGAAGAAATACGTGAAGAAAACCAAACGCAGTCTGAAGAGCCTGCCGAACAAAGTCAAAAAGAAGAAAAAGAAATAGTAAAAGAACCTGTTCAGCAAGATACCGCGTTAAATACAGAACCTGAAGCAAATAAACCTATTAAAGAAAACATTGAAATACCAGAAGGTGTTAATGATTTAATTAAGTTTATGCAAGATACAGGTGGTACTTTAGAAGATTATGTTAAACTTAATAAAGATTATTCAAAGTTTGAAAATAATGATTTAGTTAAAGAATATTATAATACTACTAAATCACATTTAAATTCTGAAGAAATTGATTTTTTAATTAAAGATAAGTTTTCTTATGATGAAGAAATAGATGATGCTACAAATGTAAAAAGAAAACAATTAGCTTATAAAGAAGAAATAGCTAAAGCAAAAAACTTTTTAGAAGATCAAAAAAACAAATACTATAAAGAAGTTAAAATGTCTGACAATTTAAATAGCGACCAACAAAAGGCAATAGACTTTTTTAATAGATACAATAATGAGCAAAAAGAAAATGCTCAGATACAAGAAAAAGTGCGTAACGGCTTTAAATTAAAAACGGATGAAGTTTTCAATCAAGAATTCAAAGGTTTTGATTTTAATATTGATAATAAAAAATTCCAATTTAAAGTTAAAGATGTAGATAAAGTAAAAAATACTCAAATGGACATTATGAACGTAGTAGGTAGTTACCTTAGCGATGAAAATGGACTTAAAGATGGGTATGGTTATCACAAAGCATTATTCGCTGCGCAAAACGCTGATAGTATAGCGAATCACTTTTATCAACTTGGTAAAACAGAAGCTGTTAAGGAAATTTCGGCAGAATCCAAAAATATAAATATGGATCCGAGACAAACTAGTTCAGGTGTTGTTGAATCAGGTGGAATTAAAGTGCGAGCAATATCAGGAGACGATAGCTCAAAGCTACGTATTAAGTTAAAAAAATAATTAATAATTAAAATTTAAATATAAAATGGCAGCAATAACTCCATCAGCTGGAGGCTCGTTAAATTCAACGCCAGCACCAGCTAAACAGACATTATCGTCTAACTACCTATCATTTACAGGTGGTTCAAACGATTGGTCTCAACAGTATTTACCAGACTTATATGAGCAAGAAGTAGAAGTATTTGGAAACAGATCTATAGCTTCTTTCTTAAGAATGGTAAGCGCTGAAATGCCTATGACTTCTGATCAAGTTGTTTGGTCTGAGCAAGGTAGACTACACTTACACTACAAAGGTGCAGCAGTAGCTAACACCGGTGTAATT